TGGTGGTGGTAGTTGTGGTGTTCTCTATAGGATTAGCTACGATGGCTTCAAAGTCACCACAGCAATCATTTAGTCCTGAGTAGAAGAAGTTATTTTCAGCAATATACCAGTTAGGAATATAGCTATGGAAACTCACCCAACTTTTGGTGTTTACGTTGAAAGATAGTGTCCAGCTCTTATTACAGAAATACTCTAGGTCATCCAGATATACTGTTTTCCTAATCACCTCATTATTAATGACTTCCTCTAAATAGAACTCGTAATTAGCAACATCATATTTAATCTTACCTACATAATGAGGATATGGAATATAATCTAGCTTAGTGATGATTACACGGTCAAATTTACTATCGTATACACCATGTAAACCAAGTCCTTTAAAATGGTTGTCAATAGGTACATTAGGGAAGTAACGCAAGATCTCAAAAGCCAAGTGGTCTGTAAAGAACCTGTTCATTCCAGATCCAAAGGCTGATAAATCCTGAGCCTGATTTCCATTTATCAAGAACACCTGTCCACGTTTAGCATCTACAGTGATTTGTCCTTGTGGAATCTTCAGCAGCATTTTGTGCTGACTTCCTACATATCCTAAATCTGTTTCTGCAAAATCTATGGGAGGTGAACTTCTAAACAGACTATCGTTCCCCATATAGGCAGCTTTGGGGTTGCTCGTATCAATAGTGAGCAATGTATTATAAAGCAGGCTCTTGTTCTCAAAACGAGCAAGGACTGCTTTGTTCTGTATACCATCCAAACTTACCAGAGGACCATAGTTCTGTGGGAAGTCAAAATAGGATGTAGCTCTATAAGTAAGCCAGTTATTCACTCGGTTGTCAGCATCTGCTTCTTGGGGATCTGAATAAATAGCCCTAAAAGGATAGATGGTATAACACACCTTGTTCCAATCATAAGGGAGGTGAGTGAATGTGTTCTCCTTATTTTGTTTGGAGAAGGTGGTATTGTAGTAGTAGGTGTTGTCATTTGTAATCGAAACATAACTTTCCTGCACCCAATCATCAGGAATACCTGTACTTACATGAGGCCAGAAATCTCCAGCTCTGTTATCATAAGCCTGACGTAAATCTACGTTATATGAAGTTTCACAGTAGAAATAAGGAATACCGTATGCAAACATGTACATCTTACCATCATAGTAAGTTCTACCAGAGCTGTCTGCAGGAGTTTGACTATTTGGACAATCAAGATAGTTAGCCTTGATTGATATGAAGTTCTTTAGAGAAACAGTGCCTACGCTAGCGTCTATTAATATAGAACGTCCTGAGTGCCAGTATTTTGGATAGGCCACATTACCAATCTCATCATAGAAAATATCACTATCATCAGGAGATTCTACCCTGTTATCAATAAAGAAGGGTAATTTGGTCTTGAAGGCAAACTTACTGATGAATGTATCTCCACCAAAGAATGTAACAAATGTAGGAGAAGTTACAGGGGTAATGTCTCTTTGGAATCCTGTATCTATAGTGTCGTAAGAATAGATCTGTCCATACTGATTGACAAATATGTTCTTCAATGATCCGTAATAAGAGATAACACTTATGTAAGTTTCCTTACCAGGAGCATTGCAGTTGTTTGCATCTGTAAGAGTTAGTCTTGACTCATCAGTCACTGCACCATTGATACTAGGTGTTTGACTAGGGAATGGTAATGCAGGTCTAGCAACAGAAGTCTTTAAATATACAGAACTCTCTCTATTCCAGTTGTTTACATTCTTGTCATCACCTACACCCTGTACACCAGGAATTAGGTATTGTTTTAAATCAAGTTCACGTTGTTTGATTCCTAATCCATTGTCAATTATATTGCTATAATCATAACTAGCAATTGAGTTGTAGGAATAAGCATAGTTACGTCTGGTGATACCATTAACATAGATGGTCAGGTATGCTTGGTAAGCAGCAAAAAGAACACTTGCGTTATAGTCTGTACTAATAGAAGCTATTCTGTTTGCACTAGCTAACGCATCTTGTTGAGCCTCAACTGTTAACAGCTTGTACATTGCATTCTTCTTCACCTGTACAAAGTGAGAACTACCAGCTCCATAAATCACATTCTCCAACTTCAGGATGTTTCCTAAGAACGGTTGTCCAAAGGAGGTTTCAGGAGAGTTGAATACATGACGATAGCCAGTTCCTGTATAAGTGAATGCATCCAGATTTGATGGATCACAATCAACAAGATTTACTGTTTTTACATACTCTATTGTATAAGATGGATTAGCAGGACCATCAAGGAATGTAGGTGTACTAAGTGCAGGTATGTATACAGTAACGTGTGTACCAGCCACTTGTCTCCAATCATCTCCTAAAGGAGCATTTGATCCCACACAACAACCGTTTGTTGGATTCAATGCACAATATTCAGCCCAACTGGTATATCCTGGGTAAGGAGTGTAAATATCTCCATTAGATATATCCACTGCACAGTTAGGTACAGGAGAGTAGAATCCAAACTTAATAGATTGGTAAGAACTTCCTGTGAGAGTGATTTTGTATACGTTATATGTATTGGAAATAGCCACCCCTGTAGCTCCATTAATAAGCTCAGGTTTAGGCACATCTAATGCACAAACGCTAATGATTGTATTAACCTCTGAGATTAGGATTGGTCTTTCTGTAACATTTCCTGTGTAACAATCAATGTATTTAACAACTCCTGTAGGAACACCATTTACCACTGAACCAGCGCTAGTGATGTATATAGAGAAGTTTCTACATTGAGAACTTGCACTTTGATCTGCTACAGGAATAGTGTAAGCATTACTCTTACTAAGAAGGAAAGGGTCCTGTCTTAAATCGTTATATGGATAGTTAGGGAAGTAGTATTCTGTACCCTCACGGTCATACTTACCTACGTTTCTAAGAATACCCTTAGCTACGATTGACTTATTGGTACCTCTATCACCACGAACAATTTTAAATCCAGCAATCTGGCTTTTCTGTTCAGCAGTTAAATTAGAAGAGTTGATAAGTGATTGTACCTGTTGAACATCTATCTTTACACCTATTGGGAACACAGCATCTTTCTGCATCACCATTGAATCAGGAGATGAGAAGATAGCAGACTCAAATATGGGGCTCACCAGTACATCTGGGAACTTATGATGTCTGATGGGTTGATCAGCCAAGTCTCCCCATACATCTTTATTACAAGGATATTTTTCAGTGGATTCCCAGTAGGCAAACTCACCATACTTATAAGCTCCTTTATAATCAGGAGAAGGGGAATACCCAGGAGAAAATCCTATGGTTGTAGCTGTGTTATATATTTTCCAATAAGGACTAGTCCCTGTTACAGGATCTGGGTCACCTATAAAGTCATTGTTTGTGGGTGATACGGGGAACAGGTCATTAGCATTAGCTACTCTTCCAGGAATGTGAAATCCATCAGTTTGTTTACCGTTCTTCAGAAGGAAAACAATTTCAAAGGCATACACTTCATCCCTCAAATAGCCACGTAGATTGGTAGCATTAAGCTCATCTGCATAGTTCTCATTAGCAGGAATACGGTGTGTTTCCCACTGTAGGGTGACACCGCTAGCTATGCTTTGATAGTTGATTCTATCAATAGAGGTGAGCTGGTCCCATACTAATACATCACGTACAGCTGTAACATCCTGAGCCACCTCATAATAAGGATATTTCTCAAAGATGTCATCCACTGTAAGACGAATATCAGTTTTGTTTTGACCTGTGTAAGTGATGGTTTGGGTAAGCTCATCAATAAAATAAGTACCTGCTAATTCTACAGAAGTGATACCATTAACTGTTTTAATAACAGCTATGTTGAAATATTGATAAAGTCCTGTACCATCTAAGTTGCTGACATTCAATTCAATAGACTTACCCACCTGATAATTAAAATTAGGTGTGGTGATTTTGGTGTCAGCAATAGGAGTGGGATTAGTAACAGAGTAGTAGGAAGTGAAAGGATTACCTGCAGCATCGCAATACTGAATGGCAAACTGATAAGTGCCAGCAGTTAAATCACCCCCTGTAGCAACATTTGTCACCTCAAGTTGAGGAACAGTAAAGTTGGGCTGTACAGTTAAACCATTACAATCTATCTGATCACTGTATACAGGATTACATAAATCTGTTCCTGATACAAGAGTGTAGGGAAGATTAGCAGGATTGAGGTCAATATATCTACGGGGATTAAGACCATCTGTCCAATACACCTCTGTAGTGCAATTGGTAATTCTGTGGACAGACTTATGAATGGGGTGATTAATATTGAAGTTGAGACAAGGGGCATTAATATACGTGTGGTAGACACAATCGTTATTATCCATATATCCTATCTCAGAACTCCCTGTTTCAGGGTTAACTAAAAAGAATATATGTTTACTTTTCTCAGGGATGAAATGTTCTCCTATAAGAGCATATCCCTCAGGGAAATCAAGACAATGCTCATTCCCTGGCTCATTCTGATAGTTAACAGAATTTGAGTCAAAGTTTTCAACAGCAGCATTTAGTGCATACGTGAGCTGGCCTTTGGGAATCTGTTGAACAGATTGATCCATATTAAGGCCAGTGGTAGCATAGTTTGACTCCTGTCTTATGTTGCTTTGTTCCTGATCAGCCATTGGTATTAGTTATTTCGTCTCCAACCATATCTATTAGTACGGTTAGGGAGTTCATACATGTTAAATCTGTTCAAATCGTTCTTAATTCTACGTTGCTTGGTCCAAGCATCCTGCTTCTTGATTTCAATATCTGCAAGGATGAATGCCTCTTCAGCTTGTTGCTTATAGTACATAAGCTTCTGTTGTAGCTGATTGAACGTCTCATCATTAGTCTGGTTGGTGAGGGTTTCCATCACCTTAAACTTAATGAACGCTTCAATGTACTCCCTAATACGATAGTTGTCAGGGATCAACTGATTTCCACCAGCGTCATATTCTGTAGCATAGAAAATCAGATGCACAATTCCATTTCTGAAATTGGTTACAAATTTATTGTCTCTAATATCAAATGAGTCATAACCAGCAGAGCCTGGAGTGAATTCATTTAAAGGAGGAGCTTCTGAATAGAACTCCCAGTTGTTAGTATAATCTACTCCACAGTTCCTCTTAGCAGAAATATTTCCTGGCTTTAACAGGTATTCTCTTCTATACTGTACAGGAACTGAGTTATTTGTTTTGTAGACAGCCTGGATGAGAGTGGGCATACACGTACCATCACACTGAGGATTCTGGCAACCAGGATTATTACAAGGTGTACCTCCAATTGTCAGAGGGCTGATTTGGATGGTAGTATTGGTAGCAGCCTGTGAATAGAAAGAATTAGCGCTCTGGTAAGGGAAACCATTTACAGCGGTACACATCCATGCTTCACGAACAGCATAGAAATTATCAGGCAGTCTTGCCTCATAGTCCTGTATGTGTAAGATTTCCTGAGAAATCACATATGTTGTTCTGCCCAGCTTTCTGAGACATTTGTCCAGATAGGTGGGGAACATTAAATCATCCACAGCTCCTGTATCGAAATAACTCTTGAATTCCTCCTTAATGGTGGAATAGATTATCTCGGGGGTGGTGAAGTTATATTTGTAATAGTATGACATCTAGTTTATTTTTTCCATTCACGATAGATATGCTGATACTTATCGTTGGTTTTTAGGTAGTGGGATAATAATCTGGAAGTGGTTCTGGAAGCTTTGAAATACCAAAGTTCTGTATGTCTCAATCTAGCAGAATCTTTAAACCACATCCATCCAAAGAAATAACCTTCTGTATGGAAGTTAAAATTGTAAATACGTTTACCCTTTTCTCTAGTTTTCTTCCAGTCTATCGGTAGATTGACAAACTCTTTCCCATCCACTCCTTTCATCTTCCTACGCTTCTTCTTGTTTATGGAGAACTCACCAAAGCCAAAAGGGAGCTTTGCTTTCTCCCCTGTCTCAAGGATGTATTCCTTGAATGCTTCAGTGTAAGAATAAATGATGTTTCTCCACTCGTCAAATGTAAGTTTGATGGTGGGGTTCTTCTTACAGAAATTATTGTAGTTTTCTTTACTAGAACTTCTCCAGTCTACCTTTATTCGCATTAATTGGTTGGTTTAGTATTGGGTGCCTGACCATCAACACCATCAGCTGTCATATCTGTCTTCACTGAGAAGTATGTAGCTAATAGTTTTTGAGATGTAAGATCCAATACCTGCTTCTCCAAATAACCTGGGAGAGCAAACTCCTTATCCAAAGGATTAACACACAACTGTTCTGTTGTATACTGAGGAGTACCACAGTCACAAGCAGGATAGAGTATTTCATTAGGAACATCTTCTTCAAACAGAGCCACTAAACGAATAGCCTGTAAAAGAGGATTGCTAATATAAAGATAGCCATTACTAATCCAGAAATACTCTTCCTTCTTAATGATGGGAAGTTTGAGAAGATTAATATATCTATTGATGGTTATTTCCTTGAGCTTCTTGCCCTGTCCACTCATCGCATTGATTGAATAGACACCTTGAATTACATATTGATAATTGCCCTCAGCAATACGAGGAAGTTTATATTTACTTCTTGCTACAGAGCAGGGATCAACATAATCACAACATTCGGAAATAGGAACTTCTACCATCTCTAGGCAAGGGATGGTAGTAAACAATGTGTCAGTAGCCCACAACTTCCTAAGATTTGTTTCTCTCTTAAGAAGTAACAGGCTATTGTTCCTTATTTCAGAAGCAATAGCTCTGTCCGTAATCAAGCTGTCTGTAGACAGAAGCTTGTGGGCAGAGCGTACATCTGAAACTAATTTCCTTAACGTAGCCATTATAAATACTGTTTGAATATGTTTGTTATTCCATAATCGAAGTCTATAAGGAATCCAGTCACTTCACCTTTGGCTATTGTGTAACCGTTCTTATCATCCCAACCACTCTTAGCTGTAGAGAAAGCAGGGAGCTGGAAGAACTTAATACCATTTAAATCCAGACTCACCTCATGATGTTTATCTCCTGTGAAGATGTAGAAGTTCTCATGATCAGACCATGCTTCTTTGTACTCCATAGGGAATAAACCAGCAAGCTTGGCGGGTTTCAAAGCATCTCCATGATTGAACATCATAGCTGAGCTTCCGTAGCTAACATACTTCCTATATCTAGGAGAGATGTCAAAGAACACACGTTCCTCATGTCTATAATAGGTTTCTAACCAGCTAGCCAGATGCCATCCTACAAACTCATCGTGATTACCAGCTACAAATATCACCTCCACTGTTTCACCTCTTTGAAGCAAAAGATTAATAACATTCACTTCATGGTCACAGATTCTTTGGAAAGCACTGTGATAAGATAGAATGTTCTGTTGGGGTGTACCCTTTGTAGTGGTGTTTGTGAACTCACTGTTGAATTCGTCAGACCCAATTATGTATTTAATATCTGTGATGTTGTTAGAAAGAGCAGCTTGATTAAGAATTGTTTCCACCTTCTGAATATAGGTGCCAAACCTTTTCTCAATATTATTATCTCCTTCTATATCTAATTTATTCAGATGGGAATCTTGTTTGTTAATTACCAAACAAGCATCTGCTTTAGATTGCTCAAATTTAGGAGCTACTATCTGAGGAGAAACGGGTTTATAGTTCTCAAGAAAGGAAATAAAGCTGTCTTGGAAAACTTGCTCACTCTGTTTCTTACCTAACCATGCCTTCACCTGATAGTGAGGTGTTTCAGCATTTCCCCAGTAGTTTTGGACGTATTTAGTTATCTCCCACTTACTCGTATCAATCTTACACTTTTCAATCAGCTCATCTAAACTTTTAATTTCTTCCTTGGTGTTTATCACCACTTCGCCTGTTCCCTTCTGCACATCTTCAAAGAACCTAACAATAGTGTCTTCTAGTTCTCCAATGTAATTTCCAATTTCTGCATCATTCTCCGCAATTTCTGCGGATCTTAATTCTTTAATCAACGCATCCACCTCATCCTCTGTAACTCCTAGTTTTTCTGCATAGAACTTTTTGCTCTTTTTCCAGTGAAGCATCTGCTCCAGCTGGTGCAGAAGAGATTGATTTTCAGGCATTTAGATTTTGATTTAGTTAAAATTGCCGTAAAGATACTAAATAGTTTTGATATTTCCCAAATTATTCTAACATTTTTTCTTACTGTTAATAACATTTTGTGTTAGAAATAAAAACTCCCCAGGGTAGAAACCCCAGGGAGAAGCCCCGTAAAACCAACAAAACAGGGCTTTTGAAATATCATTATACGAGTGTAGTGGTAGTAGTTGTTGTGGCTTCTATGATGATGTCAACATAATTATTACAAAGCGGGTTACTAGATGCCACTCTTATAGTAGTGGTACCATCGGGAACCAAAGCTGTTGTATAGCCAGCAACCAGATCTATTTTAGCTACACCTGTTTCAAAAGCTGATACAAATCCATCTAGATTAGAATACAAGTTAAAAGGTCCTGTATCAGCTCCAGCTATTGTTAAAGTGATTGTTACGGTCATACGGTGGTTGTTGTGGTTGTTGTGGGCGGAATAGTGGTGGTAGTAGAAGTGGTGGATGTAGTTGTACTAGAGGTAGTGGTAGAGGTTGTGCTAGGAGGTGCACTCACTGGAAAATCCAGATAGGTGTCACAGGTTCCAGTAGACAAAACTCGTACCACAGTTGTTCCATCAGGTACAACCACTTCATATGCTGCAGGAGCAAGGAGTGCTGATTTAGGCACTCCTGTTTCCACTGCTACAAAAGGACCTGTAGAATTAGAGAGGATGTTAAAAGGACCTGTATCTAATCCTAGTCCCACAAGTTGTATGGTTACAGAAAAAGGCATATCTTATTGATTTTTAAATAGTTGTGGTGGTTGTTGTTGTTGTCACCTCAAATGGCTCACAGATATCTACATATACAATATTATCAGATAGACATCCATTGTAAACTAATGTTCCATCAGCTTTAGTGATTCTTACCCATGTACTCTCAGAGTGAGGAACAGACGTTAAGTCACAACTACTACTGTAAGTAGTCATACCAGGAATCAGTTGAACACTTACACTAGGAGTTTCACCACTAATATTGAAAATTGATTGAGCTACAGTTGGGGAAATAATCACCTTAGAATATCTAGACTTAGGACTACCAAGCCATACATTTCCTGTAATAGGAGCAGGGGTATTACCATAGTCTTGACAAACATAAGTTCCATTAACGGAATATACACCACCAACTCCTCCATTATTATTCATTCTAGCATCTCCAACATTTACACCATTAGTGAATATCTCATGCATTGCACGATTACAATTATGTATACCAATCTGTGCAGGACAAAGAGTGCTATATTCAGAAGGTAGAAGATCTAAATCACTCATATTGTCAATGTAAATAGTTTCAATCACTAAATTAGACAGACAGAAGAGAGCAGAGTTAGTAGCAATACCCCCACTCATTTGACAAGGCAGAAGAGTGGTAGTGGTTGTTGTTGTAGAGCTAGTTGATGTAGTGGTAGTTGTTGGCGTACAGTTATTTACAAATGTACAGAATGTAGCACGCATTGCAGGGTTGGTCTGTAATATCTGGAATATTGAGTTAAGAATATTCTCAGGACAAGTGGCATCATCTAGCTTCTGAAGAGCAAGTGAAACTGGATCATTTGTATTTATACCTGAACAAGATAAGTCTGGACCTGTATATTTAACCAAGGCAGAGTCTATTGAACACTGCGCACATGGATTACAGGGACCCATCCCTTCAGGATAGACAGGCCCTATTGGGTAACAGGGCATTCCTGGTAGACAAGACATGTTTAATTGATTTTATGGGATGTACATAATGTAGTAGCACGCAATCACTGGTTGAATGTTACTGTGAGATTGTCCACCACCTGTAGCAGTGATATCTTTATTGGTAATAGTGATACCTGTTGTTTTCAAATCAGTGAGACCTACAGTGGCTGTAGTACCATTGGTGTTAACAAGCTCATATCCTGCATTTCCACCTGTGCTATGACTTACAGCCATAACGTGAGTGGAATCAAGAATAGCAGATGTATCACCAGGATTAGCAACAAAGTGTTGGTGTCCAGGGTCACTGATTGTAGGATTCATTGTGTGAGTGTGGGAAGGAATCTGGGTAGCATCCAATGTAATTGCATTATTACCCCACTTAGTAGATAAGTTGTAAGTAGGATTACTTCCACCAGGATTAACTTCAGGGTCCATTCCTGAACCATAGGTAACACCTACACCAACTCTACCTCTTCTATCAGGAGTACCGTTTTGTCCATTACACAAATAAATCTTATCAAATCCAGCACCTGCAATACCAGCACCACTTGAATCAAACTTACCAGTAATTGGACCATAATATTCCACTACAGTGTAGGGAACCATACGGGTGTTGTATTGATTGGTAGGTGCTAAACTGTTCAGGTAAGCCTGAATCAGGGCATTTAAATCAGCCAGCTTTACGTAATTAGTTTCTACATCAATTACAAAAGCAGCAAAATCAGCACTCAATGTACAGAGCTGTGTAATTACAGCCTGAAGGATGTTGTGGGTTCCAGAAGAGGATGTAACACCTGTGAGACAACCAATATCATAGCTTCCTTCCAAAGCAGCAAGATCTGCAACAATTGCATCCACCTGCTCCTGTAAGTCACAGGCAGCTTTAATAAGGGCATTGAAAAGGTCTACAGCTGTTAAATCTCCACAAGTGGGAAGATACTTCTGTACAAGGGTACATATAATAGCAGGATCAATTGTTGGTTTAATTCCTGTACCATCCAGTGTGGATGTAAGGAATCCAATCAATGACTGTTCTACGTAAGAAAGAGAATCTCCTGTCTGGATACCCAGAACAGGTACAGGCACTCCTGTATATTTGACGCACTGGTCTGAAACAATCTCAGTGCAACCGTTATAGCAATTTGAACAAGACATTTATTTGAATTTTAAAAGTTTAACTCTACTTGCTATCATTTCCACAGAATAACAAGCTGCATAATCAGGATTACAAAACTTGTACGTAAGGATACGCTTATAGTTAAGTAGATCCAGAATAGCTCCTGCTGGTACAGGTTGGTTCAGTGAGAATACAACATTATTGTACAGATTGTCTCCTAGCTGCTTCAACTTACAGTCAATATCAGCAAGCAGTGCTGGTATCGTTGAACACGCTACGCAATCTGTTAATCTGGGTGTTAACATATTTCTTAAAGTTTTGAGCACTTTGTTTCAGGGTGGCCAAGCATCCTGCACAAAGACCATCGGTTAATTGACATCCACACCCAACTTTTCTTCCACAGTTTCTACAAGAAGCCATATTAGTAGAAGTTTAAAACGTAATTGTTTCCAGAGCAACCACAGTTGTTCTTTATAAAGTTATTTAACATATTATTTGCCTGGTTGTAAAGCTTGTTAGCTTCAGCCACAGCACAGTTGTTAGCCGCTGCAATTGCTCCTTGTATGAAGAAATATACAGTGTTTAGATCTACCTTTTGTTGAGTTTTGATAGCTCGGTCACACTCCATCATGTCTAGTTTCATAAATGCTTCATCAAACTTCTCTTGAAGCACTTCCACACGAATGATAGTTTTGTCTACAAAGTTCTGATAAGCAGGAGCAACAGAATATCTTAAATTATAAACCCCATCAGGGAGAGGCAGCAAAGGTTCACCAATTGCTGTAATTCCTAATGAGGCTGAGTTGAATATGTTAAAATCGTTTACATTAAACGGAAGAGTCACCTTTCCAAAGTTTGGAACAGTGATTTCTATTGTGGGAGAGGAAACAACAGGAGGATTGGTTGGATAAGTAGATGCATCAGCAATTCCTAAAGTCAAAGTGTTGTATGTAGGAACTACTAATATATCAAGTTTTAAATCTGCCATGTTGTTCTAAATAAATAAGCCAGAGGATTGAGTTTGAATCCTCGCACCTCTGGCTTAGGTTATGTGATGATGTTTATTTCTCTACTCTTATGGGATCAATGTAGTAGTAGATGTAGTTGTGCTTGTAGGCTCAGAAGTGGTAGTTGATGTAGTAGTTAAACATACATTATCGTCTACAACAGTTCCAAGACCAGCTTCCAAGATTGCTTGGAGAGCTACTTCTTCAGCAGAACCAGTTTCAACAGCGATGATCACAGTTGCATCTTCCTTGATGTAGTCACCCCAGCTGTAAGCAGACTTGTCAAACTCGTTGAACTTGATGTAGAAAGTACTATAAGTAGTACCATCAACCACCCAGCTCTCGAAGTTCTCATTGTAACCACCCATTCTGTAGAGGTGCTTCAAGTATCCAGCTTGGTAGCTGTAGAAGTTCTTCTCCAGTTGAGCAATTTCAGCAGAAGTACCAGTTGCATAAGATGCACGCTGCATTACCACTGCATCAGCTACAATGTTACAATTGTCAGCCACGATGAAGTCAGCTGTGGTTGCAGGACCTTGATAAACGAAGGTACGGAACCACATGCGGTCATACTCCCAAGGGAATGCTGCCACATCACAAGGCTGTCCGTATTTAGTAAGAGGCTTACCAGTGATACGCAAGATAGCATTCTGATCATTACCAACACGCTGGAAGGTGTAGAAATCAGAGAATGTGATGTTGTCAGGGTTGTTACCAGGAGCCTGAAGTGAGAAGGCAACAATCAACTCGTCGATAAAGGCAGGAATATCTACCAAATCACAAGGATCACCACCACAATCACAGCAAGGAGCCTGTACAGTTACACTACGAGTGAAACCGTTGAAATACAGGGTATCCAAATAGCTAGAGTGAGCACGCAATGTAACAGTTACAATTTCACCGCATTTTACATTCCAGTTTCCAACATCAGTGATCTGATTGTTAGGAGTAGGACATCCAGTTACTTTGTACCATTCAGTTACGTTGCTGTTGCAACCAGCACCAGAAGGACAACCTTTAATTTTATCTGAACGCTTAGAGCCTTGCAGATAGGTATTAGTGCGGCCTTGAGCCACATAGAAGTAAGGAGAAGCTGCGATGTTACCAGCATTGGCAACAGTGTAGTCAGCTTTGAAGATTCCCACCTTACCAGCAGTTAGATCTTGCGTAGAACCGCTATTGGCAATACCACTACCAACAGGAACCACGAAGAGCGTAGTTAATGAAAAATCAGCCATTTTGCTTATTTTAAATTGTTAAGAAATGAATTATTCGTTTGTCTGGATTCTCATGATTGAGCTTTGTACAGCAGATTGATTCTCAGTGTACATGGCCAGATTTTGTACTGTTAGATCAAGTAGTTCATCTTCAAGGTAGGTTTCTAATTCGCAATCAGAATCTACGGAAGGTGTACCATCAAATCTTGTATAACCAGCTTTATCAATGTATTGAGGATATCTCATGTACGAGATGTAAATCTTTTTGGGGGTAAATGTACCATCCGTAAAGATGCTTATCTCGTCTGAGGACAGGAAGTTGAAAGTTTCTTGATACTCGAAAGAAGGCTTGTAATGTGTATTGTTCAGAATGAACTGAAGGTCACCATGTTTAGCCAGGTCTCTGTTTATCCAGATTTTCCTGTCTTTGCAAACCCCTTTGTCAGCCAGTACATA